GTACGCGCGCGCGCGTACACGCACACACGCGTACACGCGCGCGCGCGGGTGCACAGACGCGTACTATACTTGATATAAACGCGCAAGGTGACACCACCGAAAAAAAATGGAGATTTTTTCGAAAAACCCTTGACAAAACCTTTTTTTTATGTTATACTATGGTCACAAAAAAAGATGGGGTGACGTTATGAACGGTTTAGAACAGCGTTATATTTGGGTAGTTACAAATGAGAAGTTTGAGAAGGCTTTGAAAGAGCCCAGAGTTGAACGAAGCAGTAGAGTAATGCCCTCTCCGTTTTTTTCCGGCGTAATGACTTTTAGTTCTGAACAAGATTTACAAGATTTTTTTTACGTGCTCCTGGGACCTTATTTCGTTTATTGGAGCCGTCGTCAAGCTCTTTATTTTTCTTTTGCGGCTGCTGATTTGCTGCCGGCGTATGAGTATATTAAGCGGTATCTTCGCCCTTTTGAACGTAGAGATATCCAGATGAGCGTGGAGGACGTTGAAAATGTGTCTGAATCCTAAGACTGCAGGACTTCAGGAATCCTTCTCTGATGATGGCGAGTTGGTTAAAAAAGTAACTTTTCGTATCGGCGATCGGGAGATAGTTAAGAGTATAAGAGTGCCTTGTAGGTCTTGTGTGGAGTGCGTAATTGGGTACTCGAATCAATGGGCTACTCGTGTCGCGGCGGAAGCTTCTTGTCACCGTGAAAATTGCTTTATTACGTTAACGTATAACGATGAGAATTTGCCGAAAGATAATCAAGTGGCAGTTCGTGAAGTTCAACTTTTTCTTAAGCGTTTAAGAAAATCTCTCGGTAAAAAGCGTATACGTTATTTTGCTTGTGGTGAGTATGGCGAAAAAGGCGGTCGCCCCCACTATCACGTTATCATATTCGGTCATTCTTTTTCCGATAGATATTTTTTAAAGTTTGATAATCGGAAAAATCCTATTTATCGGTCGCCCTCTCTCGAAAAGCTTTGGACGAAAGGCTTCTCGTCTGTCGGTGAAGTAAATCGTGAGTCTGCCCGTTATGCCGCTAAGTATATGCAGAAGTTTATGCCTGTTGGAGAACGTAAGCCCGCCTTTACCCTTCAATCTCGTAAACCTGCTATCGGTTATGTCTACGCGATTAAACATTATGATGAGATTGTAAAAACCTGTGGTATTTATCAAGAGGGAAAAAAAAGAAGTTTGCCACCTGTTTTCAAAAGGTGGTATAAACGTGAAGGGCTTAATATAGCCCCTATTGAGGACGCTATGGCGTTGAGGGCTTTTCCCTCAACCCGTGAGGAAGATTTAGTCGCTCGTCGGCTGAATTTTGTAAATAAATTTGGATTTTGGCGAAAAAATCGCAAAGGAGAATTAATATCAGATGTCTATAACATTTAGACTGCCGAACACTCGGCAAAAGTATGGCGTCCCACAAGATTTTGCCGCCTCTTATTTAGAGGATGAGTGGACTTGGGACGACGATTTACAAGGCCCTCGGATAACTGGTAAGATTGATACTTTCCAGGCTATCCAAAGTTCTGCCGATTGTGCTCTTGAAAAAGTGCTCGATCGCTTGTGTAACAATGATTACGATACTTTGGTTGCTTATGCTCAACAAAAAGAGCGTAATATATCTTCTGTATCAGATGATATAGCAGATATGACGGAGGATCTCTCGGATCTTACTAAGCTTGGCGAGCTTTATGCAGTCGCTGAAAAATATCGTGAAGAATTTGGACTCTCTGATGAAATGTCCGTAAAGGATATTTTCGAAGAAGTAAAAAAACGGTCTTTGGTTTTGAAGGAAAACTTAAATAAATTAAAGGAGGCTCATTATGAGAAGAGTGTATCGCCGAGTTCGTCGGACGCGGAGAAGCAAAAGGACATATCGCCGTCGTTGGAGATAAAAAAGGAGGAGATTAAAAAATGATGAGGCGTCATAAATTATCCCGTCGGTATAATAAAAACGAATTTAGGAGGACGGCAAGCCGTGTTCATAAAAAGAATTTGGCACGTCGTATTTCGCGCGGCGGTATTCGTTTGTAGAAAAATTTTAAAATGCGATTTGTGCGGGTCTGAAAATTGTCCTTTTTCTGCCCGAAATTTTAAAGGAGAAAAAAAATGATTTATTTTATTTATGCGATTTATGACCGAATCTCTTGTACTTATACGGAACCTCATTTGGAGTATAATGACGGTTGTGCTCAACGGTGGTTTGAGAGCATTTTGAACGGCTCTAAATTCCGTCATTCTGACTTTGATCTAGTTAAGCTCGGCAAGTATAACGTAAATACAGGTTCTCTTGATTCCTATATGGATAAAGAAGTCGTTATGGTAGGTGTCGATAATGGCTAATAATTATGTATTCAATACGGTTCCGATGATTAAACATTCGCGGAGTCGATTCGACCTTTCTCACAGTCATAAGACGGCAATAAATGCTGGCGAGTTGGTTCCTTTTCTCGTTCAAGAAATTTACCCTGGCGATAGTTTTGACATAGATTCGAAAGCGGTCGTCCGCGCTACTTCTGCTTTTTTAAAGCCTGTAATGGACGATTGTTTTTTGGATATGTTTTACTTTTTTGTGCCTAATCGTCTTGTCGATAACAATTGGCAAGCGGTCATGGGTGAAAATACCAAATCTGCCTGGGCTCCCGCTGGTACGACTGCCGCTCCTGTTCTTTATCAAAAATCTCCCGTCCCTGTTGGTTCGGTAGCTGATTATATGGGCATTCCGACAAACATGCAGTTTACCGATGATAAGTCGCCGGTAATTAATGTTTATCCGTTTAGAGCTTTTGCCCTTATTTGGAATGATTGGTTCCGCGATGAAAATGTGGCGCCACCTATGGCAATTAGAAAAGATTCCGCTACTACTGGGGAATCTATTAACTCAAACCCCTGGGCCGTGAATAATTACACTGGTATGCCGCCAAAAGTGGCAAAAGTTCATGATTACTTTACCTCCGCTTTGCCAGGGCCCCAGAAAGGTCAGGCTCAATCTATCGTCGGCACTCAATTGTATCCTGTCGTTCCTGTGGCCGTAGAGACTGGAAATCTGATATCTAATCAAACTAAGGTCGTTGTAGCTGGGCCGTCTACACCCGTATCTACCCCCGCGGCCTTGACTACGAACACTACTTCCTATTTGGTCGCCTCCCAATCAGCTGGCGCTCCGACTACTACTTATCTCGGTTTTGACAACCTCTTTGCCCGCAACGATCAAGGTATTTCGGTTAATGATCTGCGTCTTTCTGTCCAGCTTCAAAAGCAATTGGAGCGTGACGCTCGCTCCGGTAGTCGTTATATTGAGTATATTCGCGCGGCTTTTGGCGTAGACTCTGGTGACTATCGACTTCAACGTCCCGAGTTTCTCGGCGGATCTCGTAATCCTATATCGATTCAACAGGTCCCCCAGACTTCCCAAGGTACGACCGAATCTCCCCTCGCCGAACTTGGTGCTTATTCGTTGTCAATGGGCTCCGCTCGTGCAAAAAAAGGTTTTGTCGAACACGGATTTGTGATTGGCGTTATGTGTATCCGTCAATATCACACCTATCAACAAGGCGTGGAGCGTTTTTGGCGCCGCCAGAATCGTATAGATTATTATGATCCCGTCTTTCAATCGATTGGCGAACAGCCCGTCTATCAAAATGAGCTTTATGCTCTTTCTGATAGGAATAATGTATTTGGATATCAGGAGGCTTGGGCGGATCTCCGTTATCGTCCGAATCGTATCAGCGGTAAGATGAGATCTACCGTTGCGGATAGTCTTGATATTTGGCACTTTGGCGACGAGTATAGCTCGGCTCCGGTTCTTAATCAGGCTTTTATCAATGAAACTCCTCAGTTTATAGATCGTACGCTTGCGGTGCCTTCTACTTCTGAGCCTCAGTTTATCCTTGATATTCGTATAAATGAGTACGCGACTCGGTGCCTTCCTATTTACTCGGTGCTTTCTTTGCTCGATCATTACTAAGGGGGTATTTTATGGCATTTTCAGCATTGGATTGGTTCGTCGGCGGTGATGATCCTCTAACTAGTACCCGAGGTTCCTTCCTTAGTAGTCTTGATAATTCGTTTACCGGAAATCTCGACTATAATCGGCAAAAAGAACTTCAACAGATGAGCCAGGCATACTCTGCTCTTGAGGCTCAAAAAAATCGTGATTTTCAGGAGCGTTTGTCGAAAACGTCTTATCAACGTGCTGTCGCCGATTTAAAAGCGGCTGGTTTAAACCCCGCTCTTGCTTATAGTCAAGGCGGCTCATCTACGCCATCGGGCTCCGCCGCCTCTTCCGGCACTCCTACGGCTAATCATACGGACGGTTTAGGCGCTCTCGCCTCGATAGTGACCTCTATCGCTTCTATTGCTCGTACCGCCGGTGGACGTACAAGCGGTTTACAAGCTTCTCAACCCTCGCGCCCTGTTATCGTAAACGTTCGAAAATAGCTTATACTCACCCTAATCTTTCATAGGAAAAGGCGTTCATCACTTACCTGGTGTCGCCTTTTTCCTTATTTGGAAATATGCCGGAGGCATACTCGGCTTATGTGGTTCGGTTACGAGGAAGACAGCCCCACAAATAAAGCTAAGAGTCTAGGTTCCCTC